ACACAGCATGGCATGGTCAGCAATCCTAACTCTTGTAATGGGTTTGCTTGGCTACATGATGAATGAAAAGGGAACTGGCTCGTCTCATGATTCTGTTGAACAAAACCCGTGAGGAGGTTGCTCGTGATAACGTTACTCAAGCAGAAGTGGATCGCATTACGAACCACATTGACCAACGCTTTAACAAGCTTGAAGCAAAAATTGACCAACTTATTCAAAAGGGGTGAATAAATGACCCCAGCAACAAGAGCCGCATTATTTTTAGCTAATAAAGCCGGGATTGATGTCCCTAAGCCCGTCAGAGTGTTGGCCGATCCAATTGGCTCTGCCATTGATTACTTTGGCCCAAAAGTTAATGAAGCATTAGGTGCGGCTCCGGGTACTGCTGAGGCAGTAATTAATCCAAAAGGATTTGCTAAAAACCTTGCTAAAGAGATTGGCAGAGATTACATATCTGATAGGGGCGAGATCCCTGTGGAAGATCGTAGTTTTTCATCTAATGACATTAAATCGGCAATGTCAGATACGTATGCAGATGAAGATTTAAACGCATATAAACGTGGTGGCAAGGTTAAATCTGCGGCAAAATCTAAGGCAAACACAGCCTCACGCAGAGGTGATGGTATTGCGCAACGCGGCAAGACAAAAGGCAGGTATCTGTAATGCCAAGTACAAGCGCAAAGCAACATAATTTCATGGCGGCAGTAGCGCACAATCCTGCGTTTGCCAAGAAAGCAGGCGTTCCACAATCTGTGGGCAAAGAGTTCAACAAAGCCGATAAAGGCAAAACTTTTAAACAAGGTGGCGATATGAAAAAAATGAACATGGGCGGATACGCTGACGGCGGTATGACTATGGTCAACAAAGGCGGCAAAATGGTTAAGATGACCAAGGGCGGCATGGCCTGCTAAGGGGTTTAAACATGAAGCCAAACATCAATAACTACGAGTTTATTGAACCCGGCTCAGGTACTATGCCTGAAGACGACAATAGTGGAGCGCCTCCTGCTGCCATGCCTACGCCTCGCAAAAACAAAGTAGTGACCAAGGAAGAGCTTGAGAAATCAGGCATGTCCTTGCGTGATTATTTGAATGCCAAGCAGGGTTTGACACGCCGCAAAGAAAAAGATTCCACTCCTAAACTTATTGACCCTTCCAATATTAAAAGTGACCGTCGTTTTGATGACGAAGGACTTATTGATCCTTCTAATATTAAAAGTGGTCGCCGTGATTTTGAAGAATCACAAAAAGCCGCAGGTGCAATTGATTCCGGTCGCGACATGAGAACACCTCGCTACACACCGCCCGGCTCTGCTCCAAAACAAACTACGCAGAAGCCAAAGCCAAAAGTATTTTCGGCAGATCGTCCTGATAACAGCTTCCCCGGTAGTAAGTTTGCTAAAGGTGGTTCTGTTTCTTCTGCGTCTAGTCGTGCTGATGGTTGCGCCACTAAAGGTAAGACACGCGGAAAGATGGTGTAATTATGATGGCATCCCGAGGAATGGGCAACATAATGTCCAGCAAAATGCCCAAGGGCAAGCGTAAAGCTCGTCGGGATGACACTGACTTCACGCAGTATGCTGAAGGCGGGAAGGTAAATGCTGCTGGTAACTACACTAAGCCAGATCTGCGTAAGCGGATTGTGTCTCAGGTAAAAGCTGCTTCTACCCACGGAACAGGTGCGGGTCAATGGTCAGCCCGCAAAGCACAACTTGTTGCTAAGAAGTACAAAGAAGCTGGTGGAGGATATAGAGATTGAAAGCTCCTCAAAAATCGCTTAAAGATTGGGGTGACCAGAAGTGGCGCACCAAGTCTGGCAAGCCGTCGAGTAAGACGGGGGAGCGGTATTTGCCCGAAGCGGCTATCAAGTCTTTATCACCATCTGAGTACGCAGCTACAACCAAGGCCAAACGTGCAGGCAAGGCGGCGGGTAAACAGTTTGTAGCCCAACCTAAAACGATAGCAAAGAAAACGGCAGGATTTAGATGACCACTACCGGCTCAACCCTCTTCAATATGGACTTCACGGAGATTGCCGAGGAAGCGTGGGAGAGGGCTGGGCGGGAAATGCGTTCAGGCTACGATCTGCGTACAGCACGTAGATCAATGAACTTGATGACCATAGAGTGGCAGAACAAAGGCATCAACATGTGGACTATGGAGCAGGGGATCATTAACCTGACTCCCGGCCTAGCTACATATGCTCTACCCACAGACACGATTGACTTGCTTGAGCATGTTATCCGCACAGGGCAGAACACTTCTTCTACGCAGGCAGATCTGACAATTACTCGCATTAGTGTTTCTACGTATGCAACCATTCCAAACAAACTCAGCCAAGCAAGACCAATCCAAGTGTGGATTCAGCGCCTTTCTGGGCAGACTAACCCAACGACTGCGGTCTTGGATGGAGCCATCACCTCCACGGACACCACGATCACGCTTAACACGGTGGTTGGGTTAGCCGGTGCAGGCTTTATCCGTTTAAACAGTGAAGACATCTACTACACCTACATATCAGGGAATACCCTTGGTGGTGTATACCGTGGTCAGAACAACACGACAGCGGCTTCTCAAGCAGACGGCACAGCAGTCTTCGTCCCGCAGCTACCAGCCGTTACTGTGTGGCCTACGCCTGATAACAGCACTCCATACCAATTTGTGTACTGGCGCTTAAGGCGAGTGCAGGATGCAGGTGCTGGTATGGAGACATCGGATATGAACTTCCGTTTCCTGCCATGCTTGGTAGCTGGCTTGGCGTACCACATTGCAATTAAGACACCTGACCTGATGCCTCGCATCCAGATGCTTAAACAGATTTACGATGAAACCTTTGAGATTGCAGCCGGTGAAGACCGTGAGAAAGCTGCGGTAAGGTTTGTTCCTCGTCCTAATTACATTGGAACTGGTACGTAATGGCAAATAGGTTTGCATCCGGCAAAATAGCGATTGCCATGTGTGATCGCTGTGGACAGCAGTTTAAACTTAAAAAGCTTAAGACAGAAATTATTAAGCAGCGTAAGTATCAACTGTTGGTCTGTCCGGAATGCTGGGATCCTGACCAACCGCAGTTAATGCTTGGAACGTTTCCGGTAGATGATCCGCAAGCTTTACGCAATCCACGTAAAGATACAACGTACGTTACGGCAGGCGTAAACAGTATTGGTAGTTTGACTGGTGGTTCACGGGACATTCAGTGGGGCTGGCAACCTGTAGGCGGGTCTAGTTTAAATGATGCAGGATTAACACCAAACTACTTGGTGGCAACGACATTTGTTGGTACAGTAACGATATCTTAAGGAGTTTAAACATGGCATATACAAAATCAGCCGATGGCATTGTTAAAAAAGGTAAGACTGATGTTCAAGTTTTCCCTACCAGTGGCCCTTCCCAGAAAGAAATGATGGGCGGTAAAGGTAAAGGTAAGGGTAAAACCAATGCCGACATGAAGACTATGGGTCGTAACTTGGCAAAGATTGCCAATCAAAAGCGAGGCTAATCATGGCTACATACAGCAAAAAAATGATGGGCAAAGAAGTTGGCGATGCCAAGGTCTATGCTAAACCACACACCATGACCGGCAAAGAAGTTAAAGCTTCTGACAATCCCGGATCTGGCCCTGACCACAGCGATGCTGGAACAGTCAACATGGCTGTAGGTAACGTTTATCGTCGTGCACAGCCAGCAGCTAAGACTACCGGCATTAAGATGCGCGGTGCAGGTGCAGCCACCAAAGGTTTTATGTCACGAGGCCCAATGGCTTGAGGTTTAAACTATGCCAATGACATACGCCCAACTTGTTGCTGCGGTAACTGATTACACGCAGAACACGTTTGAAACGACTACGATCAATACAATGATTAAGCAGGCGGAGCAGCGCATCTATAACACGGTGCAGATTGCTAACTTGCGTAAGAACGTAACGGGTGTACTGTCTTTGGGTAATAAGTATTTGGCTTGTCCAGAGGACTTTCTTTCAACATATAGCCTAGCTATATACCCATACAACGCAACAACTGCAACGGGAACATCTGGTCAAAAGACTATTGTTGTTGCCAGTGCAACTGGGGTAGCTGTAGGTCAACAGGTTACAGGTTCAAACATTGGAACTAACGCCATTGTTCGCAGTATCAATGGCACGACAGTTACTTTAACTGTAGCTAATAGCGGAACAGTAAATGGCGCTGTAGTGTTTCAAGGCGACTATCTGTACCTTTTGAACAAAGATGTGAACTTCATCCGTGAAGCATATCCATTGAGTGCGGTGGCATCTGAGCCTAAACACTATGCCATCTTTGGCCCTCAGTCAGCTAATGTGAATGAGTTGTCGTTCATTCTTGGCCCTACGCCAAATGCAAATTACTACGCAGAACTGCATTACTACTACTATCCAGAATCTATTGTTACTGCCTTGACTACATGGTTGGGTGATAACTTTGACTCTGCATTGCTGTATGGCACTCTGTGTGAAGCTGGAACATACATGAAGAGCGCACCAGAAGATGGCATGTATAAGCTTTATCAAGAGCGTTATGTTCAGGCTATTGCACTCCTCAAGAACTTGGGTGATGGCAAACAACGTGCAGATGCTTATCGTGATGGTCAGGTTAGGGTGGCAGTCTCATGAGTAGCATTCTTCAAACCCAGACGACCAGCTTTAAAACAGAGCTATACACAGCCGTCCACAATCTATCTACAGATACATTAAAGATTGCTCTGTATACGGCTAATGCTGATTTAAACGAAGCAACCACTGTTTACACGACATCCGGTGAAGTAACCGGTGGTGGATATGTTGCAGGCGGAGTAACGCTGACAGGAGTAACCATTAGCTCGTCTGGTTATACAGCTTTTGTAGACTTTGCCGACGTGGTGTTTAATGCATCGGTTACGGCTCGTTGTGCTTTGATCTACAACGTTACTCAGGGTAATAAATCCATAGCTGTGTTGGACTTCGGGTCTGACAAGACCTCTACCAATTTCACCATCACAATGCCTGCTAACACAGCCACAGCAGCATTGATCCGTTCTTCTAATTAAGGAGTCTCACATGAGCTTGGACAAAATGACCGCTACAGACCAAGTAGCCGCAACCACAAAATACAACACAATGCCTGCTGACCAGATGGCTATCAATGGTACATACCATGCTGTTTGCTATGACGCTAACGGTCAAATCAAATGGGAAGCCCCCATTGAGAACTTAGTAACGACTGTTGGCAAGAACTTGACCTTGGACACCATTCTTGGTAACTCAGCCGCTGGCGCAGTTGTCATGGGTTTAAAGGGTACGGGTACTGCTCTTGTGACTGATACGCAGGCTTCCCACGGAAGTTGGTTGGAAGTGGGTGGCACTAACGCTCCTGCATATTCAGGCAATCGTCCTACGCCATCATTTGCGTCAGCCGCCGCAGCAAGCAAGGCTACGTCTTCTGCCGTGTCATTCTCTATGACCAGCACAGGTACAGTGGCGGGTTGCTTCATTAACATTGGTGGTAGCGCGACTAAAGATTCAACCACTGGCACATTGTTCTCTGCTGGTGATTTCTCTAGTTCTAAGGCTGTTGTTAACGGCGACACAATTGCAGTTACATACACATTAACATTGACTTGATATGGCGTTAGCTTGGGGTGACGGCGCGTGGGGTGATAACGCATGGGGCGGTGGAGAGACTTTCCCCGTCAGCGTTACTGAAACCGCCCTACTCGCTGATTCACCTGCGGCTGGATTGTTGATTGATGTAAGTATTACGGAGTCGTTGACTGGTGGTACGGCTTGGGGTGAAGGTGCTTGGGGTTCTGGTTCGTGGAGTGGCACATCTGGTATTCAGGATGTTCAGACTGTAGCTTTGACAATGAATGTGGTGGTGGATGAGTCTGCCGCTATTGCTGAAGTTCAGTCTGCCGTAGCTACATTTGCCAGCCCCGTGATTGAGACAATAGGTATTGCTGAAACAAATGAGGCAATAACAAGTTACAACGTCAGTGTGTCGGATACTCAGACCATAACGGATGATGAGGCCGCGCAGACAAGTTATAACGAGAGCGTAGCGGATTCTTTAGAGATTGTGGATGTAGAGACAGCGGTTGCTACATTCTTAGGTAATATATCTGAGTCGATTGAAATAGCAGAAGCACAGGTGGCTGTGCTGATTATGACCATCGTAGAGTCGATGGCTATTGAAGAAGGAACGACTGTAGGTACGTATTACCAAGAGTTCTTAACTGAAACTGCTGGGATTGCTGAAATTAATGGCGGGGCTGCAAACTACAATTTGAGTGCGTCAGATACGATGGCAATTACAGAAACAAACGGTGGACGATATTTGTGGGAAATTATTGATGACACACAAGGCGTAAACTGGCAAAATATCAGCAATCCGCAAACACCGGGCTGGGGTGCTGTTGATACAACGGAATCGCCCGGTTGGACACAAATTTCTACACAGTAGGAGCATTAAATGGCAAATACGGCACTAATCGGCCTCACGCTACCAGCCACGGGCACACTGTCCGGGCAG